AATTATCAGAAGGACCTTGAGAACTTCTAGCAGTTAAAATATTACTTAATTTTGCCATTATATAGTCCTCCATCCATAAGTAGTATTAGTATATATAAATTCTACACTACCATTGTTTACATCTATAGTGAAATTTTCTTCTACCCCGTCAATTTTTTCACTATTTCTACCAACAGTAATATTATTAATATTAGCATTATTAGATAAGTCGGAAATAAGCACTTTATGACCCAATATAGGAGTAGCAGGTAGTGTTATAGTATGTGCACTAGCCGAGGTATTTACAAAAATAACATCATTAATACTTGCAGTATAAGGACCATTAACTATATAAGTATTTCTTTTTATTTCATATCTAGCATCTGCTTGAGTTTGAGTATATAGATTTCCTACGTTTAATATTTCATGAGATTTAATTTCTACTATATCCCCCGAAGATACCGCTTCAACTAGAAGTACGGTGCTGCCACTTGTTGCAGTATAGTCAGTGGTTCTTGTTAATAAAATACCGTTTACAAATATTTCTTCATTACCAACTGTATAAGATAGGGTAAGAGAACTGTCGTCTAAGCCAGAAATTGTTGTAGCACTTGCACCCATTGTTTTTGTCCAGCGGGTATAGTTAGAAACCTTTTGATCTATTTCTGCTTTAGTATATGCATCTGCAAAATTAAATGATTGTACTGCTATAACTTCTACTACGTCATTATTAACTACCGCTTCATTTAGAACTATAGTACTGCCACTTGTGGCGGTATAGTTAGAAATATCTTGTAAAATACCATTAATAAATACTTGTTCTAATCCTGGAGTATAATTTAAACTAAATAAATCATCATCTGTACCCGAAATTAATGTTGCACTTCCACTATAAGTCTTAGACCATCTTGTAAAACTTCCACCATCGGTGCTTCCAGAGCCTTCAGGGGCTGTTTCTACCCAGAAAGTGCCGTCATACACATAAAATGACCCATCAGTATTATCAAACCAGGCATCACCCTCTACGGCCCCTACAGGAGCACTTGCTGAAACAATAATGCTTGCTCCACCACTACTAGCAGATCCACCACCACCTGCAGAGCCAACTAATATAACTTGATTATTAGCATCATCATATGTTGCTGTTATATTTGTATGATTTGAGTGAATAAATAAACTTGATGATTGATCTTGAATATATTCTATACCGTCTGCATTTTTTGCAACATAGTTTGCTGAAGCATTTGCTTGAGTTAAATAAGTTGCTGATGCTGATGAAGCATCTAGTTTTGCTGCTAAAGAATTTGTTACTGTAGTTGCAAAACTTGAGTCATCATTTAATGCTGCTGCTAGTTCATTGAGGGTATCTAGTGCACCAGGTGCACCGTCTAACACCGCTGTTACTGCTGCGGCAGAAGCACTGTTAATGATTGATTGTTGACTTGATAATGGTATAAAAGTTACACTTGCTGCATTAATTGCTCTTTCGTGAGTAAAGTATAAATTACCAGGATCAACAAGATTGATTGTTCCTTGCATTGATGAATGAAATTGACAAGCGTAATATAAAGTATTCGGAGCATTTAATGGGATTGTCCAAGTTATTGTTCCGTTATCTGTACCAAGATTTGTTGTTCCAGTTGAATAAATATTCCCAGAACTATATCCTCCAGATGCTGACTGAATCCAAAATGGATGTCCACTTGCATTTATAACAAATGTATAAGTATTTCCCTTTACTAAATTAAATGTTGGATTGTTTACGGCAGCAACAACGTATGCACCAGTTCCACTATTTGTTACGGTAAATGTTTCATTTCCAGCAACAGTAGGTTCTGGAATATCGTTAGTAGTTAAAGCGTTTATTTCAGAATTTGTATAAGCGCTTGCGCTTGCATATGCTGTGGCAGATGCGCTATTGATTATTCCTTGTTGGCTTGACTGTAATATGTAAGTTGCTGATCCTGCGTTAACTGCTCTTTCATTTGTGAAGTATAGGTTTGTGTTTTCTGCAATGTCTGCTGTTGTTAGTGCATCTGCGTATACTACTGCGGCTGCTGAGGCTGTTACGATTGCTGAAGCAAGTTCTGCGTCTGTTGCAAAGTTTGGTGACGCTGAAGCATAGTCTGCTTGAGTTAAGTATGTTGCTGAGGCGGTATTTGAAGTAATAAATGTAGATAGAATATCTGGATTATCTCCTAATGCTGCTGCTAATTCGTTAAGGGTATCTAGTGCACCTGGTGCACCGTCTAGTACTGCAGTTACTGCGGCTGCAGAAGCAGTATTAATAATTGACTGTTGGCTTGTTTGAAGAATGTATGTAGCACTTGCTGCATCAATTGCTCTTTGGTTTGTAAAGTATTTATTAGTTCCTTCTTCAATGTCTGTAGTTGTTAAAGCATTTATTTGAGACAAAGTGTTAGCACTTGCTGAAGCATAAGCCGCAGCCGATGCGGAGTTTGAGTATGAGTTTGCTTGAGAAAGTGCATAAGCAGATGCAGACGAAGTGGCTCCCGCTGTTGCATCTAAGGCTCTTTGGTTTGTAAAATAAAGCCTACTTCCTTCTTCTATGTCAGAAGTAGTTAAAGCATTAATTTGAGCATTTGTATATGCTGAGGCTGATGCGTAGGCCGTTGCTGAAGCAGAATTTATGGTAGTAGCAATATTGCTAAAGAATGATGGATCATCACCAATTGCTGCTGCTAGTTCGTTTAGTGTGTCAAGGAGTGCAGGTGCTGAATCAATCAGGTCACCAATTTCAGAATTTATGTAGGCTATAATTGAGGCTGAAGCAGCATATACGTCTGCAAAATAATCTAGTTCGGTCCAATTAGAAGAACCATCACCAATTTTTATTTTATTAGTGTCAGTTTCTACTCCAACTTCGCCAGATGCTAAGATTGGATTGGAACTAGTCCAAGAAGAAGCGATACCTCTTCTTAACTGAATTCTTGTTGCCACAGAGATTATACCCCCAAAATTAATTATACACTATCGCATACAACTAAATTTTATTTTTAGAAGACCGTTGAAGGCCCTCCCCCATCAATTATTCCTGCTGAAGCCGAGGTATTTAAAAAAATCCAGACTCCATCAGAATATACTTTTATAGCATTATTAACAGTATTAAAATATAGTTCTCCTTCAGAGCCACTTGCAGGATCTGAAGATAAATTTGCTAGTTCTATACTAGTTAAAAATTTCTTTGCCATATTCTCTCTTTACTAAAAAGGGATATTTTTTTCTACCCCTTTTTAAATTTACCCTGTTATTACTACTCTATATGCATTGCTTGATGGTGCAACAGCAAATGTTACTGTTGTTACCGTTGTTGATGTTCTTGCGATATCAACTTCTACTGTTTCATATGTTGAGTTGTCAAATACTTGAACTGTTACGTCACGAGTTCCTAAATTGTGAGTAAGAGCAAATACAGTACTTGCACTATTTCCAACATTTTCTACATATTTTCTTGCTAGTGCATGGTAGTTAGTTCCATCATTTGTTGCAGACCAAGAGTCTGTTGATTCATTCCAAATAAGTGAGGTATTTGGAGAATCTCCTCTTTCTATTTCTAGTCCAGCATTAGTTGATGGTACTCCCGTTACTCCAGAATTTAATAGAACAATATTATCTTCTACTGTTAATGTTTCAGTATTAAGATAAGTTGTGCTACCACTTACTGTTAGATTTCCAGATACAACTAAGTTTCCACCTAGTGTTACGTTGTCGGGAAGACCAATTGTAATAGCAGCAGACTCGCTACCAGATCCAGAAACTTCTACTTCGTTTGCTGTTCCTGTTATTGTTGCTACATAGTTTCCTGTTGTATCAGTACCTAAAGCAACAGAATTTGCTGCTACAGCATTTGCTGTTCCAGCAGTTGTTGCAAAAGTTGCTGATGCTGCAGTTCCAGTAAGATTTGCAACGATTGTGTCGGGCAATCCTATTGTTACAGCACCTGCTGATGCAGATACAGTCACTTCACTTGCAGTTCCAGTTAAACTTGTTACTCCAGTATTGGTTATAGTTAGAGTTCCAGCACCATCATTATATGATGTTGAAATTCCTGTACCGTCAACAATAATATTATCTAAGGCATCGCCAATTGCTTCAGTTGAACCAACTGGAAGCCAACTTGAACCGTCATAAACACGAAGTTCATTAGCATTACTATTGTAATATAATTGACCTTCTACGCCAGTCTCGGGATTACTACCAAGATTTTGAATAACGGCATTTTGCAATTCCAATTGATTTAAGTTAATTGGTGTTAAAAATTTTCTAGCCATTTTTCTACCTCCTTATGATAGATATGCCTTTCCCGAGAATGGACTCGAAAAAGATAAAGTTACAGTATTGCCATCTTCAGAATAAGTGTATGACCCCTCAACCACTGATCCTGCAGAATCTATTACTGTAATATTGGGAATAAATCCCAAGCCATGAGTTACGCTCCATGATGAGGATGCAACATTTTGTGTATGAACATAAGATAAGTCTTCAACCTGTACATCGCCATTATCACCCTTATCACCTTTAGGACCTTGTGGTCCAGAAAAACCTATTGTTACTTCAACTGGTTGTTCAGTTACGGATACTATTACGTTTTCTTCAGTTACATCTAATGTTATAGGATTTTCAATTAATTCAACTGTTACTCTTCCATCAGTCATTATCTAGTTACCTCTGGGGTAATTATAAAAGATCCTTCAATAAGTCTATCTACTATTCCACTACTAGATTGTACTTCTAAGTCATATACCCAATTTCCTGGATCAAATGCTGCAGTAGCACTTGCTGATATTAATATGTCAATTGTTCCCGCACTACCACCAAGGGTTATGCCACTTCCAGAAGTTAAGGATGTAATTGTGTCTGTGCTATAGTGTGTTTCTCTTACTTGTAGTCTTGATGTATATCCAGTTATATTTACTGGAACATCGTCTATTTTATATGTAACGGTTTTGCGAAAGGTACTTCCTTGCGGACATACAAAGTTTACTCGTCCTGGGGTCAAGGACATATGGACACACTCCTAGAGAAAGGGTTCTCTAGTTTCATTATACCAAATCTATTTGTCAACTATTACAGTAACAATGCCTTTAATTACTTCTAATTCTCCAGAAATTTGAGAAAGTTCATTCTTCATTTTGTTTTGGTCTCGGCGGATATAATCTATTTTATCTGACATGGATGAGCCACCATTAGGCATTATATGTCTTTCGATTTTTTCTAATCTTTCTACTACGGTATCACCTTTTTTATTTTTACCAAGTAGTCCTTCAAATTTTCTAGCGGTAGCATAACCTACGCTTATTGCAACTCCGATAATTGCTAAGGTTTGCCAAGTTTCGGCGAGGGTAGACAAAAGATTCATTTCCATTGTAATAACAATTATAACATTGACTTATCTTATTTATAACGATATAATTAGAATATGCCTAAAACTAAAGAAGAAATTCAATATTATTTAACAGCAGTCGACAGGTGTGACCGTTGTTCGGCACAGGCCTACGTTCGCGCCACTGGAGTAAGCGGCGAGTTATATTTCTGCGGGCATCACTTCGCGGGTATGGAAGAAAGCGTTTCTAAATGGGCATTCGAAATTATAGATGAACGAGATAGACTCAATAAAGTAAATTAATTGACTGATGAGTAATATTCGTATATAATTGTTTTAGGGTTCGCCCAAGACACAAAAGTGTGTCATTCTGATCGGTTTCATATCCGAGTGGGTAACCAGGGCAGTGGCGTCCACACCAAACACCTCGCTACTGCCCACTTAATTTTGGCGACAATGTACACCCTATATCTCCCCCATATCCATGCATCCATAGCACCAAAAGCCAGGTGTTATATGCTATAAATATATAAATATAATATGAAGGGTATAAAGATATCTACATATGATCTATCTTATATGCTTATAGGCTATATAAATTATAATTGATGCTACGCATAGGTTTAAATATAAATAATCAAGGATCATTTTCTACCCGATTTTTTAGATATATTTATGCATGTATTGCATTGAGATCTATATCCATCAGTGGATTTGCTATATTTACTAAAATCTGAAATATTTTTTATTTGCATACACCATATGCATTTTTTAGTCATCTATAGATATATAATGTTATTGCAAATACTAACATTGTTCCTAATAGTAAATAATCAAGAGGATTCATTTATACCCATTATATTACTTTATTTTGTAGGAGTATTTTTATTTCTTTTTAGTTGGTATTATACCCCCCCTACCCCCCCAATTATACACAGGTTTAATATTGTTGTCAAACTATGAGGGAATTAAATAACCCCACCGTGCCAATGGCAGAGGATGGGGTCTTGGTTCTAAGGGAGCGTATCCCCTACTAGATCCTAAGATCTATTGTAAACCCATTTTTAACAAAATCTGAATATTTTGCTGATTTGTATGATGCGTACTTTTAAAAATTATTTCATAAATAATTAGTGAGCACATAAGACTTTTGTTTTATCCTATGCACTCACTTAATTCTATTTAATAGAGTTAGTTAATTCTATTTATACTAGCCCTTCGTTTTTTAAACAAGGGAATAGAATTTCTACCTCGCCTAATTCGTTAATGTTTTCCCAGCCACCATTGTTGTAGATTGCTGTTAGTGCTCTGTCTACATCTATTCCTTGACCATAAAGAAATTGAGTAGCAAGAATATCGGCCGTGTACTTATCAACACAATCGACATCATACTTTTGCCATACTAGTGTTAGCAATAAAGTCATCACCATAGTGTAAAGAATAACGACTACATATTTTCCTCGTTGTGTTAATCTCATTAGTTCACACTCGCAATCCATGCACATAGTACCCATGTAGTAACTAATGCTAGTGCTGCCCACTTATCATCATCAGCGTATCTAATTGCATCTACTATATTTGATGCATGATACTTAACACTATCCCATGCATTTGATAGGTGATACTTAATAGTTTCTATTCTGTAATATGTCTTAGAGTAAATAGATATCATTTATCTACCGACCTTTCATATGCTAAGTCAATTTCAAGATTTAGAAATTGTTCTAATTCCCATTGTTCTTGCTCTGTCATTTTATTTTCCTACCTATCATTTTCGCTAATGTAAAATTCATCACAATCATAGCACAACATCTTCATATTGTTAAAGGGTATTTCTTCATGGCACTTATAGCATTTACTCATTTAGTACCCTGCCTTATCCATAGCACAATCGTAGCATAGTGCAGGTGCAGAATACCATTTAGCCAATATATCAAATTGTATTTGGCATTTGTAACATGTAGCCTCTACTAGGTTACTCATTTAATTTCTACCCCCGTAATTTCTGCACCTAGGTCTATTGTATTTTGGATAATCTCTAGAGCCTTTTGGATAGAGTCTATCTCGTAAATAAACGGCACTTCTAATCCGTCATTTAATTTGCTAGTTATAGATATTGTATTCATTTATTTAACCTCAATTTCTTGAACTTGATATTCATCTGCGTAATCTTCTTTACCAGAATCTTTTAGCATTTCAATTAGATACATTTCTGCATCTTGTTTATTTATAAAGAAATTATCAAAATCAAATCCTTCATAATCTCTTACTATTCCGTATATCTTCATTTTATTGCCTTTCGTTTGTATAACTTAAACCTATCATATACCCCCGACATATTTGCTAGGTGGGGGAGGTGTCTCTAGGTTATTTGCTAGGCTCATACCCTTTCGGGTCTTATTTGCTAGGCTCACTAGAGACTTTTGCTATTTAGAGTCGCCTCTAAACCATTTGTCGAACTTATCGTAATCGACCTCAACGCCTGCAGGTAAATCCTGTTCGTAAGCCTCTAGGGCCTCAACGTATCCTCTCATTTGGATACCTCCTTTCTATATATCTTCAATCTATAATAGGGGTCTGACAATTTTGACCTATTTAGATGAACGGAAGATGAACAGAAGATGAACAAATTTAGGGTTATCAACAAGCAACACGCCGTATATGTTAATAAAGTTATCCACATTGTTAGTAACCTGTGGATAACGCGGGCGCCCCGATCGGGCGTGTCGCACCTTTAAGTTAAGATGCGACTATCCCAGATGCAGGTTGCAGCGATTAGTTATAATCTCGAGCACATGAACGACACATATAGCCACTATCGCAAGAGCAGTTATTCATTTTATATCCTTTCATTTAATTAAAGACTATCATGAGCCTATGACAAAAGCAAGACGACACGCGGGGCGCCCCGATCGGGCGTGTCGCACCTTTAAGTTAAGATGCGACTATCCCAGATGCAGGTTTTACAACCTCACAAACGTAGGCCAAGTAATTCCACATGCCTCTTGAAATTTAGCGTCATTGAATCTTTCATTTTCTGCTAAAAATAAATCTCCAAATTCTAAAACTATTTCTTCAAAAGTAGTTTGAGGAATTTCATCTCTAAATTCTTTTAGTAAAGAAGCAACCTTTTCAAAGTGTTGTCTAGTCATCATTTTTTATTTCCTTTGTTTGTAGTTAGTTTTACCTTATCATGTACCCCCGACAAAAACAAACCGACACGCGGGGCGCCCCGATCGGGCGTGTCGCACCTTTAAGTTAAGACACACCTAACCCCAATGCAGGTTTTGTCAGCCCCCTATGTTAGTATTTTAATACGATAAAAGATAAGGATATAAAAATGGATAAAGAAACAATGCTAGATTTAATTCATAGCGAATTAAGTGCACAATATAACGATAATACCCTTGCAGACTACGCTCTGCTTGGAACACTAAAGTCATTAGTAACTCATGACGCTTTAATTGGATACATAAATAGAAATGGTTGGAATAAATAATGAGTCTAGTATGTTGGAGATGTGAAACAGATATTCCTATGAATACCCCTGTTCACGATAATAAATATGCCCTTTGCTATGATTGTGCCATGGATAAGGTTATGGCATGAAAGGTATCAAGTGTTTATTCTGTGATGAATACCAAGTTGTTACATCATCAGAAAAAGATTGGTTTCTTTGTCTGCCATGTGGGCTAGACTTTGAGTTAATAGTAAAGGAGAAAATAAATGGCTAATTGGGCTAAATGCGAAATATGCAATAACGATAAAAAATTCTTTCAAGTAGTGTGTGAGGTGTGTTGGTCAAGAAGAAATCACCCTGCCTACTATGATAAGATAAGCGAAATAGAAAATAGAAAGGACTATCAAAGTGTCTAATTCAACTCAACTATGGTGGGCTGGAACAATAACACAATTTGGCGACATGCAAAAATTCTATGATGTCAATTTGTGGACAATGGAAAGCAAAGACGGAAAGTATGCTAGTGTAATCCTTGACGGCGAAATGATAAAAAGTTGGCGTTGTGATGGTGCATGGGATTTGGCTAGAAAACTAGCAGAGTCTCACTTACTTAAAAGAGAACAACTAGAGCAAGAGGGCTGGGTGACAGCATAATGTTACTATGGACAGATTGGCTAGCAATCGCTATACTCGTAAGTGTTTCAATGTTCTTATTTGGATTTATTTATGGAGGTAGAAAATAATGAAAGCAACATGTGGAGAGTGTAATAAGTCATTTGATTTATTATTTGAAGAAGATGCGTCAGAATTATTAGACGGACACGATTGCATGGCATACTAATGACTATTTGCATAAATTGTCTTAGTGAGATAAACTATGAAGAAGATGGTGGACACATATATCCAGACGGATGTGTAGTGTGTGCTGATTGCGAGGGAGCAAACTAATGCAAGCACAATGGATAGATTTACTTAAAACAATTCAAGGCAAACTAAAAACATCTGGATACCAATTGCAAGAAGTTGCAACTTATTCAGAAACTAACTATAATGAAGAAATAATGAGATTGTCAGAGCATTGTGACAAAATGGTTAGAAACATAGACCTACTACTATCGGGAGAAAAAAGTGCCTAAAGAAAAGCCAATTCACAAAATGGTTGAAGAAGTATTTGATAAAGATGTAACTCAAGATTTAATAGATGAGTTAGCAGAAGAAAAAACTTTCATAGTTAATACAATGAAAAAATTTGTAGAGACAGATGAAATATGGGAACAACTATTAGATAACAAGGAAGCCAGAAAAGCATTTCTAAATAACCTACAAATGTTATTTCTAAATGATATAGAGAATAGCACTTTAATTGAATTAGCAACTACTAAATGGGGGAACGACTAATGGAAATGTTTATTATTGGATTTATATTCCTGGGTGTAGTATGGTATTTAATTTATAAAGAGAAACTTTTGTAATTACCCCGAAATTTGGGGGCGCCCCGCGGATCGTAGCGGACCTATTAAGTTTAAGAAAAAGATTTCCCAGTCTAGGAAAAATGAATTAAACCTAAACTGGGAAGTTTTATTTAGATTGCTACTTGAACAATCTTATATTCAGGCTTGACTGTTGTCCAGCGTTCTTTGCCTTTGACATCAAGACGAACTCTCACCGAGCCAGATGAGTTTTGCACAATTTCTTGCACAACGCCTTTAACCCCACTATTTTTTGTAGTGAGTTCTTGACCTAATTGGATTAGTGTCATTTTGCTTCCTTTCGTTGTTGTTGATACCAATTTATCATACACGACTGACAAGTGCAAGTCAATAGGCATGTGACCTTGGTCACACCTGGGGCGCCCCCTGTCCGATCTGTCCCTTTTAAGATCGTTGACTTTGTCAGCCCGATATGATAGGTTTAAGATATGAGTAACACATACAAGGATAGAAAAGTAGCCCATGTGCAAGGACTAAGGCGTTCGGGTGCTAGTGGCATACATAAAAATAAAGTTAAAGATAGACAGAAACGACTATCTAATGCTAAGATATGGAAAGACTACTTAAAGGATGAAAATGAATAAGTTAAAACGCTCACACGATAGAAAAGTTACTAACCTAGTTAATAATGCTGGTAATGGTAGTTTAATTCAAAATACATTTGGTCTACCTGCTGGAAAAAATTATTCATGCCCTAGTGCTACATCCATATGTGAGAAAGTATGTTATGCAGGAAAACTAGAAAAATTATACAAGGCAGTCAAGGCTAATCTATTGCATAATTGGGAATTACTAAAAGACGCTGACAGAATAACTATGTTCGATTTATTGTCCGACATGGTAGCAGATTTCAAAAAAGATTGTGTTAAGCGTAATGCTGAAATGTTATTTCGTATTCACTGGGATGGCGATTTCTTTAATGATGACTACACACACGCATGGCGTTCAGTTATTGAGGAACAACCTGACATAAAATTTTGGGTATATACAAGAGTAAAGTCTGCTGCTTTAATTCTTAAAGACTTACCTAATCTAAGTTTATATTATTCTACTGATAGTGAAAATGTTGATAATGCTAAAGTGCTATCTGTTGAGCATGGAATAAAATTAGCATATCTTGCAGATACATTCGCTATGGGTAAAGAACAATTACTATCCCTAGTTAATGCCAAGGGTATTCCATGTCCTGAGAATAATAAGAAAATTCCTCTTATTGACAAAGGTGGCTCTGCATGTGTAAAATGTAGTCAATGCGTAGTGGGTCGCAACAATATCCTATTCTCTGCTACTAAAAAATAAGGGGTATATTGAAAACTTTATTCTGGATATTCGTAATACTATTCCTAATAATCTTTTTTGCATTACCTATAATAGGTTTAATTATGGGATTTATTCAAGGTATAAAAGTAGATAGTAAATGGGAAAAAGAAAATAGGGACGCTAATATAATTAGAAAAAATTAATTTCCTACCCCGTTTCCTGGATCGGCGGGCGCCCCGTGTGACGAACATCACACCTATTAAGGTTAAGAGGGGTCTTGCCCAAATCCCAGACTTATGCTATGTTTAGATTGTAAAACCCTACTAACAAAGGAAATCAAATGGCAGGAAAAGCGATAAATGTTAAGGTAGCCAGAACTAAGGTTATCAAAGCATTAGAAGTAAAAGTAGAAGAAATGAAAAACCAACAAATGAACTATGAGTTGCTATTAAGTAAGCATGAAACAGACTACGCTGAGTGGAAAAACAAAGTAGCCAAAATTGCTTATGCTCATCTTGACTCAGTAAAAGATAAACAAAAAACTATATCTATTAGAAATGCTTGGCACAATGACGACAATATCAGAGTTGATGTTGAAGTAGAAGTTCCAAGAGATAAGATGCCAGTAGAACCAGAAGCACCTAAGCCACCCTTTCAATCACAAGGATATGGTCGCAACTATATTGGTGGCTTTGAGGACAGACTTGCAGAAATACAAAATGCAATTCGTGTTCTTAGCATGTCAGATGAGGAAGTAGTCTCAACCTCAACTTACCAATCTGTAAGTAGATACTTATAGATTTGGCACAACCATACACATGGATATTATTTCCATATACATGGTAGCCAAAGGCAAGGGTCGGGGCTTGCAAATCGCCTAGCCCCCACTCTTGACAACCCCCTGAGCATGGGTATAAACTGCTCACCAACCCTACTAGAAAAGGAAAATAAATGGGATTAGATATGTATCTAACAGCAAGACAAATGGCTTTCAATGGTTTTAAAAATCAAGAACTATATAATAAACTAGTTCAAGAGGCACCGTTTGCACTTGATACTGCAACACTAGAAGTTCAAGTTGCTTATTGGAGAAAAGCAAATCAAATACATAAATGGTTTGTGGACCACGTTCAAAATGGTAAGGACGACTGTGGTGACTACTACGTGTCACGAGAACAACTACAATTATTATTAGATACTTGTAAGATTGTATTAATAGATAGAGAAGAGGCCTCTCAGTTATTACCAGTCCAAGAGGGATTCTTCTTTGGTTCATATGAATACAATGAATACTATTTTAGTGATATTCAAGATACTATAGAACAATTAGAAAAGGTTTTAACTGAATACCCCGAAGAGTGGGCGTTCAAATATCAATCTAGTTGGTAGACAATAGAATTCTAAATGCCGCTGTGGTTTGAACTGTGTAATCACCTAGGTTCCACAACGGTATTTAGAACCTGGCCCCGCATCCGTAGGGTTTGCGGGGATCCAGGGCGCCCGCAAAATGTCCGATTTACACCTTTAAGAACCAAGAAAAATTATCCCGAAATGCTTGACATTGTCATAGGCTTAATATAAGATAGATATATCTACAACGAAAGGAAATACTATGGCACACGCCTTAGAAGAAAAAGACGGACAAGTTGCTTTTGCCTTGAGAGGCAAACCTGCTTGGCATGGTCTAGCAAATGTGTTATTCGATAAAGACGAACACATTAACACTAGCACAATGTTAGATAGTGCAAAATTATCTAATTGGAATATACAGTTAGAAGAAATACAAAACCCTACTAACTATCGCAGTCACAAGTCAAGTTACTATGTGACACGCACTAACCCTTTTGACTCTGGCACAGATATTTTAGGTGTCGTTGGTGAAAGATACAAAGTTGTTCAAAATGAGCAATTATTTGAATTTGGAGATAACCTATTGCATGGTGGCGCAAGTTGGGAATCTGCTGGTTCAATCAAAGACGGCACAGTCGTATTTGGCTCTTTAACTATTCCAAAAGAGTTCACATTAGACCCACAAGGTGCTAACGATAAGACAACAACTTATCTCTTAGTGCATACTTCACATGACGGCTCAGTTGCTGTTCAAGCAAGTATCACACCTGTTAGAGTTGTGTGTCAAAATACTCTTAACCTTGCTTTAGGTAGCGTGAAGCAATCTTTCAAACTACGCCACACAGCAACAGTTGAGGGAAAGATTCAAGTTGCAAGAGAGGCTCTTGGATTAACAATCAGATACATGGATGACTTTGAAGCAGAAGCCAAAGCCTTATTTGAAACAAAAATCAACGACAAACAAGTCTACGATATAATCACTTCAATTTATCCAAAGCCTGACAAAGATAAAAAAGCAAGTGTTACTAAGTGGGACAACAAAATAAGTTTAGTTAATGACTTATATTTTGACTCACCTACAAATGCAAATATCAAAGGCACAGCATGGGGCATGTTCAATGCTTTAACTGAACGCTTAGATTATTTCAAGTCACGCAAGACCGACTCTGAAAATACTCTTGCCTCTGCTTCTGGTTTTGACGCTATGCAAAATGCAGAAAAGAATAAATTGTTTAGAGCAGTCAAAGAATTGGCTGGCACTAAATAAGAATTGCCAATAAAAGGCAACTGACCTGAGCATGTCTGAGGAAACTGCTCACCTAGCCCTCACTTAATCGGTGGGGGCTATTTTTAATTCCAGGATCGGCGGGCGCCCCATGTCCGTTTTGTATGCATTAAGAACCTTTAAGAAAGTCTCTTGACTTATCCAGATTAAGATGATAGTATTTTTTATGGTGGAACTATTAAGGTGGGTATATGGGTATTAAGTATCAAAGTATATATAGTAAAAATGGATTAGAAGTTTTTGTCAACCCCGAAGATTATTGGGCTGATTATAAAGTTAGATTAAATGGTTATCATGCTAAGACTTTTAAGGGTGAAACTGCATGGATGGATGTAACTAGATTTGTTCATGACCAAGCCATGGAGTTTTGGGATTTTAACACAGATGGCATACATAGACAATGGCAACAAGATATTATGGCAGAACTAGAAAGTAGGTTTGCTAATGAGTGATTATAAATGTTTAGATTGTAACACAGACTTAGGTAAATTCAAAGCCTATATGAGATGTAATATATGTTATGTCCAATGGTATATGAGAACAGGAACACAATCATGGTAACCGATCTTTGTTGGTATGATACAAAACAAGGTGACAATTGTCAATGGGAATGCTCAGATATTCCAGGATCATTTTATTGTAAAAATTGTAATGGATTAAGAGTATGGAATAGATTTGCCCAGGCTTATTCATTTTATGTTAGAGAGGGACATTATGGATTTTGATCTAGATACCCCCATCTCAAAAATACTTACAGATATGCTTGACAAGGTAGAGGGTCATGTGGGAGACTGTGATTGTGTTAATTGTAATAGTCTAGAAGTACTAGCCTATATGATTAAGGTGGAGGAATAATGTCAGACAAATGTAATTGTCACCATTGGGTATGTGGTTGCAACTTTACTGTTGGTCACAACTCAGAATGTAAGGCAGGTTACTAATGCCTAAGTTTAATGTCCTATCAGGTACTTGGTATCACATAGAAGCACCAGATGAAGAAACAGCCTATAAAGCCTATGACGCATACTTTGGTAGCGAACCCATGCCAGAGGGTTGCAAAGTTGTTGAAGGTGAAGTAGACTCTCAATGGGAAGAAGCCGTACCACCCCCACCATTTGGATTGGAGCCAGCATGGTAGAAGAAACACAAGATAAAGATAAAGAATTAGCACAGTTACATGCATTCTTTAAATACAATATATCTACTGATGAAATACTATCAGGTAGATTAAAGATACTTCTTGCTGACCTATCATGGCGAATGGACTTGCCTACTTGGACAAAAGAAGAATTGGATATCATGTGTGCAAGAATGGACGCACTTGTAGAAGTGTCCAATCTGTTGTATGATATTCAATGGCACAGATTAAATTGGGAAAGAGCACAAACCAAACTAACAGAATGGAAAGAAGAACAAAATGGCTAAAGTGATTAATGAAGTAGAACTACATCTTCAGATGTGGTCAACTGTAACTTTGTCTGCTGAAGAGATTCAGGATATTTATCCAGAGTTTGCAGATATGGTTGACTTCGATGACACTGATGAATTGGAGCAAGCAATTCAGGACCACATGGATATGAATTACTTGGACCACATTCAATATGCTGACGGAGCACTTGATGAATGCAGAATCGACTTCCAATACGAGGATGATGGCAGTGAGTGAAGAATTCGAAGACTGCTGTAATTTTTGTGGCAACGAGTTGTGTAGTTGTTTGGACCCAGATCTTAATCCAGACTCACCTAACTATAACAAAGTAATACTAACTATAGAAGAATGGGAACACCATTTTAAACCAATGGTAAACCATCTAGATAGTAATGCTTCCTTTAACGATGGTTCAGGTGGTCTTATGTTTGAGACCTATGGTGCTGAGTATGACCATGTGGCTGCTATTGGCCAGCAGGACCCAAACCGTATATGGACGTATTTAGACGGTGATGATGGAGAACCCACAATCACTAACAGTTGGTCTTTTGTAAATAGAATCGGGTATTTTATTACAGAAAAACCATATGATGATAATTATTTCGTAGAAGTACAACTAGACAAAGAATAGGAGGGTACAATGTTAACAATGGATGAATACAAAGTTGTAGATACTATCTTAGTTAATTACCTAGAAGTAGGGGATCTAATTAAGATTAAAGATGAAGTATTTCAAGTTATTAATCTTCTAGATACCCCGAAGGGGTGGGATATTATTGTCCTAGATAACTATGAAGATACTAAGACTATCTCTGTTGCAGATGGTAGTTATTTAAAGATAGTAATGATCGAAGAATATGATGGCTAGAGTCTTGACAGGCTCTAGCAAAAATGCTAAACTACTAAGAGGAAAAGGTGTGGACAAATGTTTATCTCAGGAGAAAAAATTGCAAGGCTTATCATTAATGTTCTATCTGATAGTCGGATATCACTTAACCAATGGAAATTTGATATTCCTGACCATTTGACGAACCAGCACTTGGGGATTGTTGCTAATGCTAAAAACTTGGCAGACGGCATAAATTACCAGATTGAAAGAAAAGGTCTTGACATATCAGAGGAAACTATGGTAGTGTCGAGGGACAAGAAAGAATATGCGACTAGAGACGGAAAGGTAGTTAGAAATGAATACATTAACTAAGTGTCAGATTATAGAGGAGTTTGCTAAAAAGTGTATGGACGAAAAAATACACGCTGATTTTATTACCTATAACGATTTAGGTGTTCCTTTGGCTATCTCTGTAAATTCTGAAATGGCTGACTTAAAGAATAATGGTCAAGAGATTATTGACGAGACTTATTCGTTAATGTGTGAACTGCTAGAGGTAGACACAAACAAAGACTACGCTAACCTTGACGACCTATGGTCTGAGTCCGTTTATCGGGATGAGGACACAGAGGACTAACGATCTCCTGCCCCTTCGGGGGCGGCGGGCGCCCGAGATCCTACCATAAAACCATTAAGAAGTCAATAGATAAATCCCCAAAAGTATTAAGAAGGGGTATATATAATTCCCAGAATAGTATTAAGAACTATAGATATATATCCATATATTGACTATAAGTCATATAGATGGTATTATTGATATAAATATATTTTAATCAAAAGGTGTATATAGTATGACTTGTATAGTAGGAATAGTGGATAATCTTTCTACCCCCCGAAAAGTTTTTATGGCCGCAGATAGCGGGGCATCCGATGAAAGTATTATGATATCTATTATTGATCCTAAGATACAAAAGAATGGAAAATATTTAATAGGGTATGCAGGTGAAACTGGTTTAGGACAATTATTACATAGTATTGATCTTCCAGATCCTTCTGGATATAATGGAAAAGAGTTAACTAAATTTTTAAGAACTAAATTTTGTCAAGTATTTAAGAATGCTATAGGTATATATTCTCCTTCTACTTCCCCCGCCGATGATAAGGATGGCGGCATCCTGGCGTTGATAGCCGTTAGGGGCCGCCTCTTTGAATTTGACTCCTCTGACTTCCAACTCAATGAGATTACGGAAGGCGCCATAGGCAGCGGCGGCACCATAGCCTTTGGATCCCTATACACAACCCGCGGGTACAAAGATATAAATAGAAGATTAAAAGTCGCGGTAGAAAGTGCTATTGAATATAGTCCTTCATGTAAAGGACCTATATATTTTGATTCAATATAAATAAATATTCGGGTATATAAAATTATCTAACATTATCTATTATTATCTATATACTATTGATCAAAAAGTATTAAGAATCTATTAAAATATACCCAGAATTATGGAAAATAAATGGGCATAAAAACATTACGAATATATAAATATATGCCCAAAACTATTGACATATTATAAATATTATGATAGGGGGGCATGTATTATAGGATTACGATAAGGGCCGCAGATGCCCAATCTCCCATTTCCCTCCATTTTATTCCATATCTTTCCATATATTTATATCTTATAACATATTTAGTACAATATTGTTCTATTTTATTTTGATTTCGGGGTAATTAAAAAGCCTAATATAGTCATAGATATGCATATAATAAACCAGAATAGGAATATATCTTCATTAGTTCTATTGTTCATATAGTTATATAAAGGATTAAGAAGGTCCTTATATCTACCCCGAAAATTTGCATTTATGTGCTTCCATTATCATTGTTAAATTATCTCTAGTAAATAGATCTGCATTGATTGTATACCCGCAGGCATAGCATCTAGCCTGAGTATATTCTTTATCCTTATTACTTTCTATGATCCACATTAAGGCTTAATATCGTCCCCATCAACACTATCTTCATCCATTAATAAATAGTCTATATAGGCTTGCATGTCATTCATAACAGTATTAACTGCCTTTATATAATGCCTTACAGATGGATCACTATTATATTCTAATTCTTTTTCATATTCTTTCATAGCCATTAAGACAGTATAAAATTCAGACATTGTCTCTACCCTCGATTTGTTTTGAGTTGTATCCCCTTTGGGCTAACCCACCATCATCTTCTTGTTCTTCTTTCCATTTAAGCCAATAAGGTATTCCTGTTTCATCATAGTCAGATCCAATGGCAGTAAGAATCTCGTCATTATCTTTTACATATCTTTTAATATAGGAAGCAAAGTCTTGGTCTGCTATATCTCTATCTACCCGATTTGTTCTTAGGATGTCCTGGATGTCTTCTGGAGTTTTGTCTGGTTGATGAAACTCTGTCATTGGTTATCAAGTTCTTTCTGACAGGACTCACAAGGATCTACACCTGATAAGCAAAGGGTATTCTCATCAATAATCTTTTGTGCCATCATAATCTCTCTGCGATGAGAAGACTCCCTAATAATCCTATCAAACTTAGCATCCTGTGCATCTCTATCTTGTCTTATCATGTCAGAAATACTATCGCTATCATCGGGGAATAAAGGATTAAAATCTTTATCATAAAATCTAGACATAACTACCAATCTTTCCTATTTATATGCTTACCCTTATTTGTATAATCAAGTATAGTCAAAAGGATAGTTATTGTCAATAGGCTAAAACCTAGTAATGCTAGGCTTATTTCTAAGGGACTTAGATTAGGAAGCATTTGTACTGTTTTCGCCGAACTTAAACATCTATTTCTTCTTCTGTCCAGTCTTTATTTAATAGTTCTTTTGGAACTACTTTATACCCTGTTTTTTGGATTCCAATATCATATCCATTTTGTGCATCTATCCAACCAAGTAATCTAACCTTACGATACTCTGGGTCTACAAGTTCTGCACCCCAAATAACAAGATTACGATCAAGGTCTTTTTCTCGCACTGCAGGTCCAGACTGAGTTCTTACTCGCCGAACTTCAATATTATTACCAACGTCTGGCATCCCTTTATATTTCTTATGTTTACGTCCATCCCAAACCGATCCATGCCAGTATTGGTTTGTATATTTTGCAACAGCAAGTTCACATATGGCTGCTGCTACCTGAGCATTTCTATCTTCTTCCATGCTAGATTTATTATAGTATGAAGCATCTTGCTTATTCCAATTTTCTGTATATCTTCTTACCCCAACT